TTCTTCATCCGGCACAGAATCGTCTGGCGTTGGAGTCGGTTCAGGATCAGGCGCAGGCTCAGGGTCATTAGACAACGACCAGCTCACACCAGAGAACTCTAACGTATACGTTCCAATAGTCGTATCACTGTAAGAAGTAGCTGATAGTTCATAGTCCCCTGCGTCTAACGTAAGGTTAAGGTAACTGTCCCAACACATGCCGTTAACGTTGTGAGCAGCACCGTCGTCATCCTCACCAATAATTGTCCCATCACTGTCGTATAGTTTAAGATAGGGGTCTGCTGCGTAAGTGTCTGTGCCTTCCCCTGTTTCATGGTCATCGCATGTCAATGATGTATAAGTAATTATTTCCACAGCAGTCTGATCTTCCTCGACAGTCATGTACACAACAGGTGGGTCATCATAATCATTCACATGCACAGTACACGCAGTATTGTCCTCATCTTCCTGGTCTACACACGTTGTTTCAGGCTCGCTCTCTTGTGCTGACACAGGACTAAGTATTGCCATGACAAACATGGAAGCTAACAAAATGCGTGACAAAACAAAGAAAAAGCGAGCCATTAGCCCACAGTACAACTAAACGCTACGGAACTATAGAGGGCTTTTCTATTTTTTGAGCTAATCGACTTCTGCTATACGATCTACAATCGTTGCATTGCCACCGCTGATAAGTGTTTGTTTGAGTTGTCCTAAAACCTCTGCGTTGCAGATTGTATGAACCGCAAGTAGGGCACGCATGTTCCTTTGTATGTATGTTGAGGTTAGGATGGTTCGTTATCCAGGGTCGCAATTTTAAATACACTTTACGCAACAAGTCAACATCTTGTCGAGCGTACTTAATCATTGTTTTCCAGGCTTTCATTTCGCCACGCATACACCCAGCCCACGTTTGGAAACCACCAGTTTCTACTTTCTGACCAAGCCCCAAGTGTTGCCCCACATGATTCAAACGATTTGAATTAAACATGAAATACCTGCGAGCTACCTTTAACGTGTCAACAGATTTAACAGGCGTAGGTGGACCTAGCCCATGATACACAAACCTGGCATTAGCTTTACGCATATCGAACTTGTCGCCGTTGTGCGCTATAACAATGTCAGCTTCTTCAAATAACTCCCACATTTTTTTAACAACATGAAAATCGTTTTCTGGGTCTTTCTTATATTCTTTCGGAAAATCAATTAAAGAACAAACGTTAGTGCGTTTCTGATGTTCCCACCTGTACGACACACACATGATATACCACTCACGCTCATGTTCGATTACGTCTTGCTGGTATTGACCCCATACATACGACAAGTTAGGGGCTGTTTCGATGTCATAATACAGTATTTTGGTCATACTCTAGGGTACTGTAAGAAGGCGTACAGTGCATGTACCCTCCCACCAATTCCCATCATCAGACAATTTCTCTGCTGACATAGCAATTTGGTCAATAACACAAGTGTCAGTTTGCGAACCTTCTTGATACGTTATGATTTCTCGATTAGCCATAGCTGTTTTTAACGCATTGTATTCAGCTTTCGTATCATACCCAATAGCGGAACCTCTACCTCTAGATGTAGCAACCCTTGTCTTAAGAATAATTGGTAGGATTATTTCGTCTACTCTTGTAGGAGCAGGGAACGCTTGGATTCTCCACGACTCAATAATGGGACCAGCAGTTACTACTGAGTCCCTAGTTAAATTAAGTTTTACTTTGAACGCTTCAGATAGTTCAGGGACAAGCGTCGTAATGTTCGTAGCAACCTTGTTAGTTAAGTTACCTGTTGTGACGCTAACGTTCTCATCGTTCGTAACCGTTGCAGTTATCGAACCACCAGCACTAGACGCAGCACCAGCATACTGAGTACCACTACCGCTGTACTCTACGCCTGACTCACTGTACTGATTGCTTGTAGCTGACAAAGCTGACGGAGCGTAACGTATCTCAATGTTACGCAACACCTTATCAAACTGGCTATTCCAACTCACATCACCAACAGTTAACGTGCCAGAAGCAACTAACTCACCGGTAGACTTCTCACCCTGCACACCATTAGTAGAATCAGTAAAAAACGTTTCGCCTAAAGCCCTAGCAATAAACATGACGTTACCTGGCGAAGCATCAGCCCCACCAGACGTTCCATCTTTAACTGACACTACATCTGCTGCCCAAGCAGGAACAAGCGTTTCAGTAAACCGTGACAAATCAGCTCGATACACTTTGCCAGAACCGCCACCAAACCACACAAACCGTTCATCAGCAGCCAAACTAAATACTTGCCCCACATCATCAATAACAGGACCATACGTTACTGATCCTGACCCTCCATCAATAGCGGCAATCCGCAAACCCTTAGTAGTCGCTAACGCAAGAATACCTGCATAAGAAACCATGTCGTTAATCTTTTCGCCTCTGGGTAATTCAGCTACTTGTTGTGGTTCGTCAAGCAAACCATCAGCAGCAGCTACAGATATAAAGCTAATAAAGCCTGTGTCAGCAGCGTTACCTGCTGCATAGAAACCTACTGGACCTGAACTAACCGTAACCCAGCTACCGCCTGCTTGCGGAATAGTTGAATCAAGGCTGCTAGAAACTTTCACACCGCTAGAATTAACTTCAGATATGTTAGCGCCATCTAAGAAAAACAATCTGCCACCGACAAGTCGAATAAAGTCAGGGTTTAACGATCCAAAACTTGCTGGTTGCGTAGTAGCACCAAGATTGACACTAGCAGCAGCTCGGTTAGAGCCATACGCAATAAACACTTTTGAACCGTCAGACGCAATATCAGTTATAGTCTGCGGACTAGCCAAAGCTGTAACCGTTGACCAGTTAACATCAGCGTCAGCAGAGTTAAACGAGTTAGAGAAATACAAGTTAGTTCCTTGAGCCACATACATATACGACCCAAGCATCTTCATCTTTACATCAGCCCACGCAAACGTGTCATTCTTAGACTCACAAATAGGCAACAAACTAATCTGCCCCTCAGTCCACACATCAACACCAGACGACGCACTAAACCTGCCACGGTTAGAATTAGCGTGATCGTAAAACGTTTGCCCAGCACCAAACGACCAATCAGTCTGCGACCTCAACCAAAACTGAGAATCTATTGACTGCTCACCAGGCTCATCAGACGTATCTCTTTGCTCACGCAACGTAGGAATAGTCGTTCGACGATACTGCTCAACATCAATGCTGTAAGAATGCACATCAGCATCTATTGTTAATGTAACAGGTAGCCGTTCAGCTCTGTGAACCATTTACACCCCTCTATAGAAAGAGTTTTGTGTCTTAGTCCCTGACCTCATCCAATACGTTGGATATTGCTGATCTAACCTAGCTGCTTCAGCATTTATTCTGGTTTCACGCAACGCTCGAAGGTCACGCATAGAAGCAGATATAGCACCGGCAGGAACCTCATCTGCTCTACGACTAGATCCTTGCTCATCTATAAACTCACGCCGGACAGGTCGAGTAGACATTAACCGTAACGCTGCTCCAACTGACGGCAAATCATACGCTGATGAATGTAAGCCAACAGTGCTTAACGCTGTTGACGTAGCTGCCAACGCAGTAAACCCTGTCTTGTATTGGACTCTGACTTTCTGCCCGGAGTTAGCGTCATCATGCAGAACCAAAGCATACCCTGATGCGAACGAAGCAGTATTGCGATCTCGTCGCAAAGTCCACGCAGGCAACACCGGCTCAGTATTCTCAGAACCATCATCAGTGTACGTCACTTGGTACACAGTCAAAACGTCGTCAGTTACGCCAGTAAGATCGTATCCATCTTGAGATATGTTGTATGTAAACTCAACTGTTTTCATCTGATACAAACCATTTTGAGGCGATGATAAATCAGCTAACTCATCGTTAATAGCATTTAACACAAGCTGTGTAGGGAACTTAGGGTTAACAGTAACCAGATCACCTGTGCTGTGTGAAGCAGCGGTTGTGCCTCGAAAGCCACGCTTAACAGTAGCGTTATTTGTTGAAGCGTTAACACTAAACACATACATTAGCTCAGTGCCTACTTCAATAATTGATCCTTCAACAATGCTAGAACTGTCATAGGTGAACGCTACAGTTGTATCACTTGTAGTTAAATCTGCTGACAACTGGTCATGTTCTTCAACATAATCAGTTAACAACAAGTTCTTAGTTTCATCTATCCACGTTTGAGCAGTCATCCTGCCTCAATACTATTCATAAGTCTTTCGCTTTCTTTCCTACTCGCATCACTAGAATACAAACGACCTGCCTGAATTTCGCTCTTAGTCTCAGCATGTTTCTCTAAATGCGCTGAACCATTAATGGATTTAGGTTGCAAACCACTCTTACGCAAACGCTTATACGCAGACATATCAGCATCCTTAGCTTTCTCAGCTTTCTTCGTAGCGTCTAAATCAATCACAGAGTTACGAGAAGGCATAGCAGAAGGCGCAATGTTCACACCAGAAATAAGTTTAGTCATTGCCTGCCCACAATCAACGCAATGAAAAGAATGCTCATCATCAAAGCCATGTATTATTTCTTCAACGTTGTCACATCTGTTGCATTTATAGTCATACCGTGGCATAACCCTCAACCTCTATTCCGTAGCCAGCGTTCTTTAACGAGTTTAGTTCATCTTCTGTAAAATCAGTAGGGGATTCATGCCCACCATATATTGTCCGAGAAACTGTACTCATGTCTGCCGGTTGTCGAGTCGTTACCGACCCATCGTTTAATATAAATATATTAACCCCTCTAGCCGTCGGAGGATAGAATCTCCGCAAGTTCCTAGCAGGACTAATAGTAGGGAACCTGGTAACGTCTAACGTAGGAACCGTATTTTCAAACACAGGCACATACTTTTTGTGAAACAATAATTGATCTACAGACGTTGTAGCACTGATTGTAGACACATCTATGCTTTGGTCCATGCTGACCGTCACAGACGGCGTTGTAGACGTTCCACCTATTACTGATGGTTCTACATCAGCGTTGCCTGAAATCGTCGCAGACGGCGTTGTAGCAGCCGTAGAGACAACACTAGGGGCAATACTAGCTGTACCTGATATAGTCGCAGAAGGCGTAGTAGTAACACCAGCAATAACACTAGGTTCAACACTTGCAGTACCCGATATTGTCGCCGACGGCGTAGCAGTAACGCCAGTAATGACGCTAGAAGTTACACTAGCTGTCCCTGATACAGTCGGAGCAGGAACAGTCGTCGTACCTGCAATTACCGCAACGGCAGCATTCGCAAAGGCTGTTACGGTTACAGCCGGAACAGTTACAGTACACGCTATTGTCGATGCGTTTACTGTTGCGTCTGCTTGCGAATAATTTACGCTTGAACTTGCGTAGGTAACCGCAGATGAGCTGTAGTTTATTGTCACCTGCTGACCTCACTACTCGTCGCCGTACAGGGACTCCTCAGATGCGGTATTCTTACCAACCAAAGAAAATGACTTATCGCCAACCTTCGTAGCAGCCCAACCTTTAAGAACCGATAGCACAGCAGCAAATCCAGAAGCTGCTACTAGTTTCCAGTTGCTTACTCCCATGTCAAGGAAGCTGTTACCACTGATTGTGGCTACTGCTGCTTGTACGAATGTTGCTCCGCATCTTTCAAGTAAATCTAGATATTCTTTCATCGTAATAACGCCTTCCAAGTATTTGGTCCAACTACGCCGTCAACATATAGTAGCCGACGCTTCTGGAACTCCACAACAGCCTTTCGAGTAAGTCTGCCATAATCAGAATCTATCTTGTACCGATATAATCCTTTAGCAGCCAACAACTGTTGCACTACTTTAACCGCTGCTCCTTTAGATCCTTTCTTCAAAGGATGAGCAGTAACTAAGGCTTCTATTTCAGCAAACGCAGCAGCAATACCTTTAACGTCTTGCTTTACTGTTTTGGTAGCTTTCGTACCTTTTAATGCTGGTGCATCAAACCATTTGACTTTGCCGTTTACGACTTTGCAAGGCTGATGATGCCACCACTCACCAGGCACATACGCAACCATGCCATACGATTTAGCTATGGCGTTCACTTGAGAAGTACTGATACCTCGACCAGTAATTCTAAAATCAACGGCATAACCCCAGTTATCGAACGCTGGTTGTTGCATGTGATATGACCCTTGGAAACCTGAAGATGTTTTGCGATCCGGGTTGGCAGCTAGGTTAAATCCTGGCTTGCCGCTTTTGTATCCGTCGTAGAAGTATTTTTGTTGTGCGTAGGTTCGTACCCCTGATACGACTTTGACTTTGTTGCGGATACGGCTGTCTCTAAAGAATGCTTCTAGTCTGCGTTTGAACTCTGGGTGTAGTAGTTCGATGTTAACGTGTTTACTCGTCGTCGGTATCATCTTGTTGTTCTGTTAGCTTTCTGATTTGTACTGCTTGTATGCAAATTGTTAATTCTTTTGGAAATTGTTTTTGCACTTCATTAATAATCTCTACTG